CCGGTGAATGAAGCTTGGAAAAGGGTAATCAAGATCCTGATCGGTGCCATATCCCGAGAATGGTCGAAGGGTTAGCACGGTGACACCTTCGCGGCGCAAGTAATCCATCAACATCTCGCCGGTCAATTTTGCCCATCCGTAAGTCATATCTGGATTTTTGATATCGTCTAAATCAATATCACTTTCCCGAAGCGAGTGCCGTCTTTCCAAGGTCTGCAAATTTGTCGGATAAGCGGCACTTGATGAAAAATAGATGATGTGCGTTTGATTTGTCCGAATCGCCCACGATGCCATTTCTGCATCAAGTGACAAATCAACGGCCAAAGATAGCGGTGAACCCTCGATCAATGCTCGCCCACCGACCACGGCGGCGAGATGAATCACAAGGTCAAATTGCGTTGAATCTTCTCGAAAGAAATCTCGAGCATCATCTCCGTTTTTGATATCGATGCATGTAAGTGCCACTTGTGAAAGTCTCGGCGAGCGCAAGAATGCTCGGCCTACAAATCCAGATGATCCGGTCACAAGTACCTTCACATCAATCTCCGCACAAGCTCACGATATTCATCCGAATTGATGTATTTGTCAAAGACAATTTTGTCGGCATCGTACACTTCTGGAGCATTGACATCGACATATCCTTGATCGACCTGGGCTTTTCCGGCAAGCGGATGCATGTGCTCGATGATGGTCTCGGGCAAGTAGGTCAAGGCTCCAATATCAAGGCCAAGGGTTTTCCAAAAGTTATCAAGGTACAAATGCAAAAGATGATCTGGCACCATGCCATCAAGCTCTTGCACAATAGTGCCGTGCATTGCTACGGCCGTCGGTAAATTTTCGCCTTGCAAAAGGTCATTGCCATATACAAGTCCAACACCTTGATCGAGCACAATTGTCCAATCAATATCCCAATACATGCTTCTTGGTCGATGATCATCTCCTAAGAATCCAAAGTATTTGTATTTTCCAAGCGCAAAGATTTCTCGAGCGGCCAGATTGAGCGGTCGCGCCATGCCTTTTTGTGTGCGCTCATAAATTAAAAGATGATCAAGATTTAGAGCTTTGTATTGCTCAAGTGTTGGATCATCTTCATCGCATACGACCCAAAGATCACAAGTCGCTTTTGTATTTTCGAATGATTCGATTAAGTCTTTGATATTTTGTGGCCTTCCGCGTGATGGAACTATCACGGCCAGAGATGTCATTGCTTAGGATCCTCACTTTTTGTTTTTGATTTAAGACCGTTACCGGCCAAGACCCCACCAAGAGATCCGGTCAAAAATATAGCAAGAGTCTTGAGCAAATCGATGAAGGCGGCATCGTTGGGCGATTGCTTCATTGGTTGCGTAACAAATACCAAGGCATAACATGCCGAAAATACCAAGATCAAAAAAGTGATTGCAAGGGTTGCGCCTATGATAAGAATCAAGCGAGCATGAATGTCCTCGGGAGCAAGTCTTTTTTGCACTTTATTGCTTGTCCTATTGATCCACAAGGTCTCGAGTGCAGGTCGAATCGGCCTCGCATGCTCCACCTTTTTGACATGCGGCGGTTTCCCAATTTTGGAACTCTTGGCATGGATATCTGATTGATCCGTCATACCCACACCCCCCCAAAATCAAAGCCGCCGCAATCCCGAATGATACGGCGCGAATCATCTACCCAAAGAATCCTTTGGATTGAGGTAACGATAAATTGGTGGCACTACGCTGGCCAAAGCCGCGGATGCAATAGCTTTGAGATCCATGGATCCGGTTGCCATGTAATAAGCAAGCCCAGCTGAAATCGCCGCGCGTGCCCATGATCCGCTCATTTGCTTCAAAGTGTTGATTGTGTGCTTGCTCATGCTTGCTCCTTAAAATCCGGCCTTCCGAATCCCACGATGGAACCACCTTTGGAGTATTGCCTTTTTTTGCGCATTACTTCGCCGCCGTTGCGCTGAGACCCGGATCCGGATGTGTTGCCTTCAATAGTCTCACACCATCCTTTGCCAAGATCCTTCACGACGATACCGACATGCGAAATTCGATTGACATTATCATCCGGAAAATCAAAGTATGCGATCCATCCGGGATCGGGTTTAACGGGTGCATTAACCCATTTGTCGAGCTTCTTGAATGCATTTGATCCGTTCACCGTTGAGACGGTATTTGGGATCTTGATTTTTGCCTTCTTTGCGCACCAATTGACAAATGATCCACACCACGGAAGCCCATTGGCTTTCATGGCTTCACCGTACTTGGTTAAATTATCAAAGGTCTCGGCGTAGCCAATCTCGGCTTCGGCGATCTCAATAAGTTTTGCGGCATTCATTAGAGCGCGGCAATTTCTTCCGGCGATAGTCCAAGTGCTGAGAGTTTGGCAAGTGCTGAGGCTCTGGCTGTTGCCTTTGCTTCGGCTTCGGCTTCACGCGCTAGGCGATCGGCTTCGGCATTAGCGCGGTCGGTTTCCAGTTGAGCAATTTCCTCATCTGTTAACTCGATAACACTCTGCGCGCCCGTTTCGCAGTTAACTTCGAGTCTGGTTGGTTTTGTCATTTGTATCTCCTTATGAGTTCTTGATGCCGTATAGGTAAAATGATGAACCTGTCGCGCAATCTGTCGTAAATGAAAAGAAAGTGATTGATGAAATAGCGTTGGTGTCATTTATATTAGCACCGGTCGCGTTTATTCCCGTTGATGAAGCATTATTATTTTCGGTTACTTCACTTACCGAAAAGATTTTACGAGTTGCACCTGCGTAGTTGGGAATATAAAACTCACCATTACCAAAAGTATTTGCCGTTGAAGCCGAGCCGTTTATTAAACCCCAATAACCTCTATCCTGAGAACTACCTCGGTAGGAAATAGCCGCATTTGTATCATCTTTAACTAAAGCCGTATAAGAGTAAATACTTCCAGAGTTGCTATTTATTCTAATTGTATAGCCGCCTCGAGTATTGCCTGAACTGTTATCTCTAGCAGAATACACTAAAACTAAATCTGTGTAAGTTGATGGAATTGACGAAAAAGTTATACTTGTTTGAGTTGAAGTTAAAACATTTTTAGCCAAAGCCACATAAGTATTTGCCATTATGCCGCCTTAATTCCGTAAAGGGTGGCAGTAGAACCTATGCCCATTTTATTATCATATGAAGTTCTGATTTTAATTGAAGTTATTGCAGAAGTATTACGCCATAAACCCACGCCTCTCACTACATAACCTGAACCATTATTATCTTGCGAACCTGTAGTTAAAACGCTTTTGTAAGTGCTTCCAGCGTAACTTATTAAATCAACTGTCACTAAGCCGCCGTTAGTAGTACCAACAGCAGATTCTGTTATCTTAATAGAACTTTGGCTTGTACCTCTTGCTGATGAGGCTGCAGTTCCTTGCCCCCATATTTCCGTATAGGAATAATTAGTTCCAGTATCCGAATTAAATCTAATTAACACATCTGCACTTGCAACGCCGTTAACCAAAGCATAAACAACTAACCGTAAATCTGTATATGTAGCAGGAATAGAACTCAAAGTTATTTCTGCGGCTGCGCCTGTAACTGTAGTTGTTGCAATCGGTTCGTATGTTGCTCCTGCTGCCATTATGCTGCCGCCTTAATTCCGTAGAGTGCATAGGTAGAACCTGCGCCCCATTGTCCACTTGCTGATATCAAAACTATTGAGGATACTGCTGTGGTTTGTATCCACAAAGAAGAAGCAACATTTATAGAATTGTCTGTGGTTCCAGCATTAGTATCATCACCACAAAATACACGGGCAGTTTTATATTTAGTAGTTGAGGCATAATCCAATAAATCAAATATCATTACACCAAAACAGGAAGCCGTCTGACCACTACCAGCAACCGCGCTTGCAAAAGTCATTCCGCTAGTACCGCCTGTTGCCGCACCTGTAGCAGATGCTGTTGAGCCATTACCAGTTAAACTGTGGCCGGTATAATCAGTAGCAGATGAAGCGTTGATTCTTATTCTTATACTGTCAGCGGTCGTGTTGCCCGAATTATTTCTGCCAATTCCCCGTATTTGTAAATGCGTAAAAGTGGCAGGGATAGAACTAAAAGTTAAACTGCTTTCGCCACCAGCGGCAGTTACAGTAGCGATAGACTCGTAAGCGGTAGCAGCACCGCCCCCAGCACTAGCCAAAATCCCTAAGATCATACGATTTTGCCCACTACATACCAAGAATTTGTGTCTGCTTTAATGCAACTAGCCGCGCTAAAAGCCGCGGTAATTGTTGGAGATGTGCTTACGGCCGCGGCACTTGCAACCGTCACACCAACGGCACCGGCAATCGTAATTGTGCCAGATGCACCAATCTTAATAAGGTTGATGACACTTCCCACCGGTATCGCCGCCGTTGCATTGGTCGGAATAGTGATTGCAACCGCCGAAGTGCTGGAATAGGTAATGAGGTAGTTATTTATGTCAGCTAGTAAAAGAGTATCGGAAGTACCAGTAACGGCTCTAAAAGTAAGATCGCCAAGCATATTGACGGTTCCGGCAAGATCGTTCATTTCCGAAGCTAGTAAGACGGCTCCGGTCGTAAAGTTAGCCTTTGTAGGTAATCCAGCGGCCATTTGTTTTCTCCTTAATATCCGAGCACATCGGAGTCAAGTACCCCCGAGATGCTTGAGTCTAATACAAAAAAACCGGAAACATATGATTGACCCACCAAAAATTCGGTGAACCATGATTGCGGTGTAATTGTGTGCACGGTGCCTTGAATGACAAGATTGCTTGTCACGGATCCACCGGGCAAAGTTTGAGTGACTTGTATTGGCGAATAAATATCTAACTCTAAAGCGGCTACAATTCGAGCCGGATCATCATCATCAAATGCATCAATCAAAAGAGCTTGCATTCTTAATTGTTCGGAGATGTCTTTGCGAGATGCCACAATCATTTGCGCTTGATTAAGTGCATCTGCATCGGTTTGCATAAGTAAGCCCGAACGAATTTTTGAATGGCTGTAAAATTGATCAATTGATGTTTGATCAAATGATACTTGCTCGGATCCACCGGATCGCGTGACGGATGCGTAATTGACCAATCCTGTATCGGATAAATCAAAAGAGACTTTTTCATAAGAGATCCCACCGCTTCCGGCATCGGTAAAAATTGTCGGTGTACCAGCTTGAGCGGTGGCAATATCTGCTCGCGAATAAAAATTTGCATATCCAAACTCGTCAAATAAGAAAGATCCGAGCTCGGTCTGCTCGATTAATTGAATAGCGGCGAGCGCACTTCTCCCAGCGGTTTGAGGATCGGCTTGTACGGTCGTGGTCGCGGTGGTCGAAATGTCTCGCATGCCACCCGGCCAATCGGCCGCATCTAGCAAAGCCGAAATCCTTTGCGCCGTGGTCTGCCCCGCGGTACCGGTTGCAAAAGTGCCAAGGGTTGTTAAATTTAGCAATTGAAATCCATCTACGGCAACGATGTCCACAAATGCCGGATCAAAACCCGATGGCGATTGATAATTCCAAGATTGAATGTATCCTGAAAAAACCGTGTATGTGTTGCCTAAATAAGTGCCTTGCAATCTGATTTTGCGAAGGGGCAATATCTTTCCATAAATCACGCTTGAAGTATTTTCTGGATTAAAAAGCCCGGTCTCATCAATCAACCTCAAAGTGGCACCGCCGCCGACAAAAGAATCTTGATTGCGATTGTAAGCTCTACGGACTTGTACTTTCAAAACATATTGAGAAACATCAATGACTTCATTTGCACTTGTGCCCAAAACCGAAGAATCCAACGGCGTTGCCGGATTGTCCAAAATAAGACTTGGATCAAAAACCGCACCATTTGAAAAGTCAATCGTTGCTTTTAAGACCGCGCCCATTAACGACCCAGATTCCCTAAAGTCACGGGATTACCTTGACGATTGAGGTCGCCGATTAAATTAGCGATATAAAATCCAAGGTCTTGTCCTTGAGTTAGGACAGAACCTTCAACGGTGACATACACATTTGGAGCGGCAGAACTTGCCATCATGCCTTCCGAAGCGTAATCAAAAGAGGCAAGAGATTCGGTTGCGCCTAGATTACCGGCTCCCATTCCAAAATTGAACTTGTCAAATTGCTCCGGTGTCATATTCATCAAAGCTTTTGAGAAGTCTGCAATGTATGAAAGATCATTTGGAATTTCTGCAATTGTTGGAATCTGCCGGGTGGGATCATCGGCGACACTTGTGCCGGTAGCTCTTGGAGCTAAGAAACCGGCAAAAGCGGCCGCATTTGCTTCTTTGGTTGCCGCGGTTACTTTGCCAAGACCTTCAATTCTTTTTGCATAGTGCGCCGTGTAAAGATTGTTCAATTCTTCCAAAGCATTCATTTGCTTGGTCACATCATCTTCTTGAAGTGCAATCAATGCTTTGATTCTAGTCTTGTCCTCATCCGACAATTTGCGGCTTAATGCAACTTGAAGATTGATTTTATCTGTGTCAAATTGAGATTCCAATTGCTTGCGCAAAAATTCATCCCTTTGGCTTTTTGCTTTTTCCAATGCGGCAAGTTTTTCTTGCTTAGCACGATCGGCGGCGGCTTTGGCGGCGGCTCTTTGCTTCGCTTCTTCGGCTTTTAATCCTTTGATAAAATCATCAAGTGCTTTTTTGCGATCGACTTCGGCTTGCATTTCGGCATTGCGTGCCGATGTGACTTGTCGCAGATTGCTTAATTCTATCGAAGTGGCAATTTGAGAAGCTTCTCCGGAATTCCTTAAAGCTCTTATATAGGTACCGACAATCGGAATCAATTCATACGCATACAAATCAATTTGAATGCCCAAAAGTTTATTCGTTTTGGCGACAAACTTATTTGTCGTTGAACCGAGCTCGCCAATGCCGGTGATGATCTTGCTTAATTCGGCGGCAAAGCCATCCATCTTTTTTGTTGCTCCTTCAATGCCACCTTCACTTGAAGCAAATTTGGTAAATGCTTCAATAAGTGCGCCGCCAATGACCTCACTTGCTTCGTCGGCGGCCACTTTTAATCTTGCAATTTTGCCTTCGACGGTATCGGCTTCGGCCGCGGCAAATCCGGCAAAATTACGGCGAAGCTCACCAAAAATTTTGTTAAAGTCTTTTGTCGCGAGAGTCTCTTTATCAAGTCCAACACCTAATTTTTGCAACGATACAAAATTGCCATCGACCGCTTTGGAGACCGCATTTGCAACGCTTCCCAAATCTTTTTGTGTTGCTTTTGCGATATTGACCGAGATGTCAAGAAGATCAAAAGCCGTCGTGACTTCACCCGTACTTCTCACGATGCGAGATAAGGCCGGCCTAAGCTGGTCATCCGACACGCCGGTCAATCGTTGCATTTTGTCAATTTGGCTTTCGGCCGCGGTCACTACCGCTTCGGATGCACCGGCAGAATTTTTAAGTGAGAGCGAAAGAATCCTTTGAGCTTTTTCATCGGCGAGCGCATTCTTGACCGAGACTTGCGCGAACTTAATCGATGCCGCCGAAAGAGCCGCGTATGCCGCAATTCCGGTCTTGGAGATTGCACCAAGCACACCGCCAAATTTTTCGGTGGATTTTGTCGCGCTCTTGATTCCCTTGTCATTTAATTTGGTAATAAATTGGACTACGACATCGCGAGTCAAAGCCATTTAATCACCGCGCCTTACAAAGGCAAAAAGTTTTTTGTCAAGCACATCTTGAATTTCATCTTGCACTTTGTCTCCGTGAATCCGTGCGGCCTTGTAGATTAAGCGTGGTCGATGACCGTGATCACCCTTTTTGGTAATTCCACGCCGAAAATCATTGGGCGCATTTGGATTTCTTGATTTCATATCTGCACCTTTGCGAGGTGTATCGGGCTCGGCTAATTCATAAATAATTCCGGGCACCGATTTATTGCTTAAAGCAATTGCATTGACTTTATTCAAGCCGCCGCCGGGAGCTCTTTCTTGGCTTGATTTGGATGTCGAAATTTTGATGCCTTTGCGCATCTTTGCCGAATCCCATACCCATCGCACATTTGAAGCACGACCACGATGCTCTTTATCATCGACCCATCGCGAGCTTGTATAAGTAGGCTCAACCGTTCGCCAACCACTCAAGGCAGGATCACCCGGTACAAAGCCGCGTGCGGTGCGTTGCACCGGTCGGATGACACGCTTTAGAGATTTGAGAAAATCCTTTTGAAGATCCGGGCTCAAAGTTTTAAGGTCTTTCAATAGTTGCTTGTAATCTGGCACAAAGATCGCCTTGTCTGCCACTATCTTCTCCTAACTCTTGGAGCCTTTTTCACTTGCATACGCTCTCGCAATATATTTTTTATTGAAGAATATATCGCCGGATCACATTCAAGAAGTGCATTTGGTGCGATGCCGGTCAAGACCGCCACGGTCGCTATTTCGTAGAGCTCTCCGTGACGGTCAATCCATTTTTTGCGTTCGCATCAAAATTCACATCCTCGATTGTCTCAAGCCACTTATCAAAATCCAATGGAGTCTCACCTTTGGCTTTTGCTAAGAAGTGAGCAACCCAATACAGATCACTCTCTCTTTGCTCCTCGGCAATACGCTTGACAAATCCACATTGAAAGTTTGACTCAAATGCCGCTTTTGATGCGGCCGAGATGTCATACTTTTTTGCGGAGCCGTCAAGATAGATCACTTCAACTTGCCACATATAGATCCCTTCCTTCTTTTTTGTTTTAAGCTGAGGTGCTCTTAGTCAATGCGGTCACCGGAAAAGTCACCGATGCCGTGCTTGGAGAATCCGGCGTGGCCTGAATTGGTTGCCATGATCCAATGTAGCAAGACATGGTGTAAGACGGATTTGTCGCGGTGACCGTGCCGGTGACCGGGATCAATTTAATATTTAATTTTGTGCCGAGTGCATCCTCAAAAAGTGAGTTCACACTTGCGGCCGCGAAATCATTGAAAAGCTCTAAAGACAAAGAACTTGCCTCAAGGCCGCCAATGTAATTTCTTGAAGTGTTGGTCATGCTTGTAATTTCAACGGCTTCAACCTCTCGATTAAGTGTCACCGATGAGACAAAAGTAGAAATCGTGGTCGTGCCAACTATGACGGCGACCTGATTTCCCATGAATATGGCCATATTTTTCCTTTCGTTAGCCGATCACTTCAACTTGATATCGATATGCGAGCATATCGGCTCCAGCATTTGTGATCGTTCCTGCGGTCGCGGTCGTGACTCGCAAGGTTGAACATGCTCCGCCTAGTGTTTTGTCTGCTTCGATCGCGGCTTTTATCGAAGAAGAACCCGATCCGGCCAAATACCCATCGAGCTTGTTTTGCCCTGCTCGCTCACTCATCCGGCCGACGATGAGCAAGATTTCAATTTCGGCCGTGTCTAATCCACGCGCCATTGAAGTATCAAAAACCAAATCCAATTGTCCTACTACGGCCGCCGGCAATGGCACCGAATCCGGGATGATGTCAAAGCATCGAAGGCCGGTGATCGTGGTCAAATTTGTTTTGAGACCATTGCGCACATTTGAAGGCACCATGCTCATGCCAAGGTCTCCCTCTTGTAAGCCCTGACCATGGCGGTGATATCTCGACCCAATGGGCTCATTCTTATTGCACCAAGATCACCAAGGCCAAGCACACCGCCGGGAGAGTCTTTGCGCTTGTAAAGATCGGCGGTCAAGATAAGACAAGCTGTTTCAATGTCATCGGGTACGGCCGGCCATCCCCATTTGGCGGTCACTTCAATGCCGGGTCTTAGGCCATTTGAAAAGAGACCGGGAAAGATTGGGAAAGTGTTGATATTGGAGACAATTGTGATTTGTGTAAAAGGTCGATTTAAGGATGGCGCGGTTAGCGGATCCATCACATAATCGGAGTCTAAAGTGAATGTGGTCTCAAATACCCCATCACCATCTTCATCAACTTTGACAATCAATCCGGTCGTGCCGGAGATGTCATCGGTGAAAAGAAATACCGGAGAAGATGCGCGATATTTTCTTGCGCTCGCCGCGGCATCAATATAGAAGCGACGATTGGCAATGCGATCAATGGATCGTGAAGCTGATTCGATTAAAGATTCTAAAAGAGTGTCATCTACTGAGTCAATGATTGACAGAAATGTTTTTGCTTGTGCAAGTGTTGCGTATCCGTTAGTTATGGCCATGATCAATCCTTTCGTGTATCAAATCAAAAAGGGGCTCAATTTGCATTTGATAATTTTTTTGGGTTGCGCATGTGTCGATGCGTGTGATGCTCCGTATCACATTCAACTTCATCATCGCCTCGCAATTCAAAAAGATTGATCATGGGTTCATGCGATGAGAGCTCATCCGGAAGGGTGACAAGCTCTCATCAATCAAGTGAGCTTAGAAGCTCGGTGTCGCCAATCCGGTGCCATTGATTGCGGCAATTGCGCCCGGGTAACGAAGTGAGGTAAATGCGGAATATCCAAAGAGCACGATATTGATGGCAACTTTGCCAGCCGGCTCCTCGAACTTCACATAGGTTGGAGCTTCTTCCCATAGGTGACACTCATTCAAATCAACGACATAAATCGCATCTTGATTTGTGCTCGTTCCGAGATTTGTGGCCACATTCGCATCGGTGATGATTGGCAAGCCAAGAAGTGAATATCCTGAATTTCCGTAAGACGGTAATCCGGTACCCACACCCATTGCATTTTGTGGATTGTTAGCGGTTGGAACTACGAGTGGGCGATTGCTTCCATCAAGGCCGGCCAAGAAGAATCCAAGACGACGAGGATGCATGATAATCGCATTTGGTGATGCGTAAATTGTTGATTGAACTTGTTGAATTGCATCGGCAATCTTAGGGAACACGCCGGCCACGGTGCCCGTGGTTGCGGTGTAAGTTACCAAAATGCCGGTGGTCATTCCTGCAAGTCCTAATGGTTGGCCATTTGAGCCGGTGCCATTAAGAAGTGAATTATCGAGCTTTGTATTGTAGGCGCGAATCAAGTCACCCAATACGATGTTTTCAATGTTATATCCGCGCATCAAAGCTTGCTTGGATACTGAGTTTTGACCGGCGATTGTGTTGATGTTCACGGTTAAGGTCGTGTCATCGGGATCTTGTGAGACGGCGGCGGTGTTTTGTGAAGTTTGATAAGCAACATCCGTGCCGGTCGTGATGCGAGATATGACCACACTCATGCCCTGTTGCGGCATTACATGCTTGCGTGCGGCATCGGCAAAAGGTCGGCCGGCGCGTGCAAGCGGTGCATATAGATCCACAAGGTATTGCGGTACGACAAGGCCATCAAATGATGATGTTGAAGCCGCACGCATCTCAACTGACATTTCATTTTGATGGCGTTGAATGCGCTCGCGTGCTTCGTAATCGTTACCAAATTGAGCCTTCATTGCATCATTTAAGAAATTGCCGGCGGTGCGCTCGGAATATGTCAATTCTTCTTTGATGACATAAGCCGGAGAAGCTGATCTTTTTTCGCTCTTTGGCGCGGATGCATCTACCTTTGCGGCTAGATCGGCGGCCTTAGAATTGCGCAATTCGATGTCAGAAATTTGTTCGATTCTTTCATCAAGTTTTTTGATT